CTTAGATGTATCTGATCCAGCCGTTGCGTCATTTACAGGATACGAATCGACTGAGAAGTAGCCAACACCTGAAGAATAACTATGAGTGAAGTGATCGAACTTCACAAGAAATCTATCACCACTTGCGATAGCCAATGAACTACTGGACTTCTTTAGCAGTTGTGCGTGTTCATATAGAGAATCATGCATCCCAGAAGACAGAGTGAAGTGAGTTGTTACATCTGTACCTTCGCTTGTTGAAGCAAAGTTTGATCCTGATTTTTGTCGAACTGAAACAAGTCGAAATCCATCTGATAGACCAAGTGGCCATGGACCAGTTGTATTGGCGATATATGATGTACCGCCACCAGCACCAACACGAACCTGAACGAGTCGATCTCTGGCAATTGTCTTAGCTGCTTCTTGACCATTAGACTTATTGAGTTTGGTAACAACTTGTCCTGTGATAGTCGCAGGTGAGTTGAATGTCTCGTTTAGATCGATTGTGATACCAGTCGATGATGTAACGTTGATTGATCGATTACCATCGCGACCAACACCAGCCATATTGAAGATCATACCTGGATGAATATGCTTGAATAATGAGCGTGTGTTTTTCGTGGCGGCCGCATTGCCCAACGTCTTCATTGAAGTATCAGACACAACTTCGGAAATCAGATAAGTTTCAAACGCGCCGCCGCCGCCGAATGCAATCATATCACCAGCGTTTACTTGAGTAGTGAATGCTGTTCCAGATCCAGTGATTGTATTAGCACCGCTCGAAATAGAGGCAGTTCCAGTAAGTACTGCGGTATTAGCAGAAGTCTTGGAAACGACGATATAATCCGACGTTGCGATGGCATCAGACTGAACGCCTGATCCACTGAATGTTTCGCTTGCGTCACCAGTTGCGACGGTACCGACGCCCAAGTTGTTGAATGATACATCGAAGGTTTTGATAAACTGCCAATCGGTATTTACATTACCACTTGTGTCGCGAAGTCGTTTGACATTGCTTGCTGGTGTTAAAAATACACCGCGTTCATATGAAGTATCGAATGTTGATGCAGTGCTGCCGTCGCCAGAAGTACCAACGATATCTGCTTTACCATTTGCTGTCGCAGATGAAAATACAATACTTTGTGTGTTTGCGAATGACTTACCACCTGTAGTAATCCGAATGTCGGCTAGATATACTTTGTAAATACAGTTCGGCAAACCAGGTGTGCCAGAATGATGGACGATTGCGCGGACAACTGCGGTACCAATAGCAGAACCAGCAGCCGCTGTAAGAGAATAGTGCATACTGCTTACGGCATTATTCTGTGATGAATACAATGAAACACGATCTTGACCATTGAGATCCCATAAACCAGCGACGTTATCGCATAACACATAGTTGCCATAATCCGCAATAGCAGAAACGTCTGCTACAGACGCATAATCAATTCCCTTATCAATAGCAACACCCTTAGATATAATCGTCTTAAGGTCATACCCCTGAATGTATGCTTTACCTGGAGAAACTTCGACGTAGAGTTTATTTGAGTCGCCACCATTACCTGTCGTAAATGCGCCTCGATTTGACCCAGTATCAAGATGTTCTCGAAGAATAGATTGAAGACCATTTACGATATAATCACCAGATTCATCTGCTGTACGATTTGCCATATAGTCGCGAATCTTAGAATATTCAGTTGTCTCGGCAATCGATTGTACAATGCCATTTTTGATTTGAAGCAACTCAATAAAGTTATTTGCTGAAGTATCAGTAAACGAATATTTTGCGAGAGTTGGTGTAAGAACCAATCTATCTGCGCCAGGTGCTGCATAGTTGTATGCGCCAGCCGCTGGGTCTAACAGTGTATCATCACTATCTGAGTTGACGATGCTTTCAACTACATTTAATCCAACACGATATGATGGAGTTGTATTGTATTTTTCAAGAATGAGTGTTTGTTCATTTACGCGAATAAAATGATCTTTAGCATAAACAATACCCGATGCTATAGTGTATGCTGATCCATGACCACATGCGCCACCCTGATTTGCGCGAATCGTGTTGGCACTTAAACCAGATCCATCAACTGCTGTGAGGATTTCATTATTAGCAAAATATCTTGTGCCATTTGTATTTGCTGCTGTATATTTGACAAATATAGTTTTAAAGTTTGGTGTATTTGCTTCTGCGCCATCAGTGGCATTTAATACAATAGCACGAACACCAGAAGTTGTTCCCTTTAATGTTTTACCTACGAGAGATGATACAGTTACCGTGCCGCCAGTGGATGTGTTATTTCGAAGTTTTACGTAAAGATACTTTTGATCATATTCGCCTTCACATCCGCGAACTTTTGATCCCTCTTTGAAAATATGTTCAGCAAATCGATCAATCTGATTCTGCTGGATGCTCTGCATCTGCGTAAGTTCGCGAGCCTGAACAGCCAAACCTGGTCGAAATAGAATCCGATGATAGTTCTTTGTTTCATCGAAATCATCATAATATGGGCTGACATTAAGATTAGTAGAGAGTGTTACTGTATTTGCTTCTGATGCCATTAGAATTTTACCACCATTTTAATATCTTCGGTTTGATCTGGTCCGCGAGTAATGTAAGTATGGTTCTCATTATATATAACGTCTCCGGTAAACTCTCTTAGCGCGGGCTTAATAAATGACGCGATTGTAGCAGTTCTACCTGAAGTTGAGCCAGTAATAGTTTCTCCAACACGAAATGTTCCACCAGTTCCATTTGTTGTCACTCGAATAACTCGGACAATACCAGCGGTCTTAGCAGCATTTGTATTAGCAAATCTAACAAATCGTGCTTTTGCGCCACTTGTGCTGCCTGTAACTATTTCATCCTGAGTTAAATCACCATTAAGTGTTGTTACGATTATACGTGAGCATTGATCGATAACAGATGCGTTTGCTGCTGGTCCACTTCGAAGTTTTGGATCACGAATAAGACCAATCATACGAAACTCGTTATTGGTTGGAAATGTATTTGATTCTGCGCCACTAAGTTTAACATTCAACATAACATTATGAGCAGCAAATTCACCGACAGCATCGGCGCCATGGCCACCAGGAGGTGAGATGATTGGAGTTGCGATTGCGCCAGTACCATGACTTGAGTTTGCAGTTATAACTACGTTTGCTGTAGAATAATTTAGTCCAGTAGAAATGATTGTGATTTTACGAACTTGACCCGCATAGCAGTTAGATACATATGCGCTTGCGCGAGTTGCCGTAGTTGAACCAGAATCGCCACGAATACCAACATTAGGACCAATGATATATGTTGTCGATGTGTTTGGTGTTGTGGAAAATGAACCATTGACAGTAAGTGTGCGACTTGCTCCAACATAGTTCACAATGCGGCGAATCTGCCCAGAACCAAGTCCACTGGAAAGAAATATCGTAGAACCATTATAGATTTTATCTGTCGCACTTGAGTTAGATTTAAGAATAATAACAGTGCTATTTGTTACAGATGATATTGTGTTAGATGTGCTTAGATATCCAGAACCATTTGCGCTTATTGAAATGTGATGAATGGCACCATTTGCTGCGGATTGCTGAACTGACCACTGTGCGCTACCATCATTTGCGCTTAATGTTTTAACTGGAACATAAGCAGTTGTAAGAAACTTAAGTGCTTCTGCGGCAGATACATTATACATAAACTTCCAACGATATCCATCTGAGGTAGTCGTGATGGTTGTGCCAGTACCAGTTGGTTTTTGTGTTGATCGGCTGTCTCGATTATTGTCAATACACTTATAGACGTTATTATCTTCTGTAATAACATAGAATGTTGTATTTGATGTGCTTGTCGTAGAAGTTGGATACAACGAAGCATTCGTGTCTGTATAAGTTGTATATGTTGTATTATTTGTCCAGTTATATCTTAGTGTGACGTATGATGCGTCTGATGGTTGAACTCGCTTCATAGCAATCATATCGCGATACGCGTCAAACTCAGTAATTTGAACTGTGTCTATTGGCAAAGGTGGACTGACCTCATTTGTAAATGGAGTCACTCTACCAATAAAGATAAACAATCTCGTCGCTGCGGCCTCGTTAAGAGACTCGTAGAACTGTTCTGCGTTATTCGCACGAAATCGTTTTGTTATAATACCGGCCATATAAAAATATTCTTATGCTGTTGCTGTATATGAAACGCTGATTGTATCGCCACTCGTAACAGTCTTATCGCCAGCCGAAAATAGCCCAGCCGAATAAAGAGTGCCAGTGGTGCCGTCTTTTGCGTTGTTTGAAATAAGAAAAGATCCTTTAACTGTACCAGAACTTGACATAGTGAAGATTGCAGCAGAAGATGTTGCTTTGCTACCGGATGCCGCAGCAGACCATGCGGCTGTTTGCCGAAACCCTTCGCTATATGCTGGCGCAAAAGTTGGACCGGCTTCTTTCCATCCCGCGTGTGATGCTGCGGTATCAGCCGCCGCAATTGCGGAATATGATGTTGAACTAATAAGTCCCAAATACCATGTGGTTATCTGAGTAGATGCGCCAAGATACACATCAAGTAGACTATTCTTGCCAACTGTAGTAACGGTATTTCGATATTCGTCTGACCACTTTACATTGCCATCAACGTCGCGACATACTGCGGTATATATACCAGAAACATCGACACTTTCACTCGACCTTGCGCCTCTATTCACAGAAGCATCTACTGTTTCATTACAGTTTAACTTTTCTGCTGACATCTATCTCTCCATTCTATTATGTTAGTTATTTATAACGATTTATGATGTAAAATACCTAAACGTTGCGTTTGTTGTAGTTGGAATATACGGAGTTCTCAATGTGAATATTGTGTTTGAGAAAATGGTATTGACTTGATATAATGTATTATTTGCTGGTCCACCCACAGTTCTAATCATTAGATTTGAACCGGCTCCAGTATTACTTATGATGCCCGTAGTCGCTTTAAGTGACCCATTTGCGAATTTAGAAATGCCCACAACACTTTGAACAAATCGTTTGGTACCATCAAGAGCACCAACAGTAATGTAACCGTAAGATGTTATTGCGGTATTAGAGTATGGCGTGACTGTATTATTTGCGACTTGAACTGAAATCTGCACATTTGGCCAAAGCGCGTATCTAATACCAAATTGACTATCAGAAGCCGTTACAGATTCCGAAATCTGAGTTACAGCACCTCGAATCCCAATTACAGAATCACTCACTGTAATTGATTCAGACACACTTGGTTTAAACTGCGCTAAACCAATATTAGTATCTGATAGAGATAATGTTTCTGTTATTTTGTCTTCGAAGTCTATGATAACTTGAGAACTTGTATTTGCTGGATAAGAATCCACTGTGATATATGGAGAAACGTCAATTGTCGAATCTACCTGAAGCATACCAAATAGTTTCATACCAGCAGGATGAACAGTTTTCTTTATTACATTGCGATAGTTATCAATTGTTTCTTGAACACGAATCACATATGAGAAATCTTGATAATACTCATTATCTTGAAGTTTATTATTCCAACTTAGAAATCCTTTTGTATCGATATATCGCCCAGGTAAAGTGTATGCGCCTTTGACGACTGTAACCACATTTGGTTCAAATAATCCTTTGCGAATTAATCCACGAGTATTGACTGGGCGCGTATCGGCTGATGTATCTGTTGTATTTGCTGAAGATGTGTCTAGATTTGTTATTGTAAGTGAATCATTTCGTACAAAGGCATTATCTGTCGTATTAATACGAATAGATGTGATTGATCCTGGCGCATATTCGGCTACAATGATTGCGTTTTCACCCTTAATGCCGCCTCTTATCGTATCTGTTATACCAGCGGTCACAATATCATTATCTTTAACCGTGACAACGGGCAAACTGTTATATTGATATCCTGGACTTAAAAGAGCGATAGTATTGATTGAACCAACAGTAGAACTTGCAAATGTAAGTGCTGACGTAAGAGTAGAACTTATATTTGCAGCCGCAAACGCAGCGCGAAGTGTAGTTGAATTTGATCCAAGAGATGCAAATGTGCTGCCAGTATTTAAAATAACATTTTTAACAGAGTTAATATTATTTTGATTGACAGTTATAACTTCTGTATTGGACAAGTTTATAATACTAAACGACGCAGGAATAGTTTCACCTGTATCGCTTATAGATATTGTTGTATTTCCTACACGATATCCAGCCCCACCACTTTGAATACGAAACTTAACCGCGCTCGTTCCAGATGTTTGGCTGATTATACCACTTGCGACGCCGCCGATAGATCCAACAATAGACACATCATCACCAGTTTGATGAAATGCTCCACCATTGTTAATGATTACGCTCTGAAGTGCGCCAACATCATTTGATACTTTTATTGAGTTACCAAATCCATCTGTAACAATTTCATCATCTAAAAATGTTCCTACGGTATTTTCAACTTTAAACTGAAACAGTTCAATACCAAGAGATGCTACTCTAAGAATTTCTTGAACTCGGGCCGTCGCACTCGACGTTTGACCAGTAATCTCTCGCCCATCCATCAAATCTGGATTACCAGAAATTAGATTTCCACGAATGACGGTCTCTTTAACCCATCGACCGTCCGACGCACGAAGAATATCATCACCTGGATAATAAAAATCTATTTCTTTATCGAAAAGAATTCGAAATAGAAATCTATAAGATTCTTGTGAGCCACGGGCTCGATAAAACTCACGAATATGTTTAGTTAGAAGACGTTTATCTGCGATAACATTCTTAGGAATATTCTGCATAAACTCGCGCTGAAAATATTCCACAAAGTCATCTATAGTACGATCAATATCCTGATAATCGATTAATCCACGAACAACATCACCAGCATTACCGGTTTGCTCCATGTATTCATAATATGCCTTAAGAAACGCAACAAAATTTGGACCATCGTCACGAATAAACTCAGGAAACTGAGATTCTATCTGTGACGATAGTTTCCGATAGATTTCATTTGCGCCGACGATTGCCATTAGTATGAAGTGACCGTAGCAATAGCAGTTTCATTTGTCGCAGTTGTTTCACCAATAGTAGATACTGTTGAAACTTTAGCAAGTTCTTTACCACTTGTATCGTCGTACACTGTAACAATAGAATCGGAAATCAATAGAATCTGATTTCGGACAGGAATAAAGTTTTGTGTAATTGGGTTTACATCAAGAGTAATATACAACCCGTCATACGCTACTGGCAGAAAGTTCTTAAGAACAATAACGCCGTTTACATAATCGACTGTACCAATATTTGTATTTGTGTAAATCTTATCGAGACCATTTTCATAATAAGTGCGCATATTACCTGCGTTATCATCGTCTAGATAAGTAAAATTACCGCCATATGTAAACTGACTTGAGTTCACGGCAGATTCCAACTTTGGATTAATAATCTGTTGATTAAATCTAAAAGTATATGTATTTTGTTGTGTTATAGATGGCAGAAATCTCTTTTGAAGTTTAATGTCTGCTGTTGTACCAGTAATACCTCTATCTGCTCCGTCAATATAATCAAGAAACCGTGAATATCTAAATCTACCGTCAAATCTATTGAGATTATTTGATTCAAAGGATATAATCCGTGCGGCTACTGCTGCAGCTACCGCAGATGGAGTAGTTGTCGTCTGCGCCAAGTCTAACTGAACACGAATTGTAGGAATGATATAAAGGAATGTTGGGTCTACAAACTCAAGATCAACTGCCTGTACATTATATTTTCGAAGATTAGTTTTAATCTGCGTTTTTCTTGCGCTTGAAATCAATGTGCCTTGAATTGGCTTAACTGTAGCAAACACCTTACCGTAAATAGGTGGGCTATTTTCTTCGCCTCCCCATACTGACACAGCTTGAAGATCCTGGTTCTCACGAAGAATGATGCGCTGATAATCAGATGATGTAACAGCACGATTCTGTGTTTCATAAATCTTGGGCGCATTGAACCGAACAGATTCAATACTTTCTTGTAATGCTCCACCAGTCGCTCGCGAAACTGTTGTAAGAGTGAAGTTTACTTGCCCGCCCACTGATCCTGTAGCCGTAAATCTATCTGCGCCATTACCACCAGAAGCACTACAAATACGATATGTAATTGCTACTGTACTATTATAATCTGGTCTATCACCCAAAACATCGTCGCCAAATGAGATTTTATATTTCAAATCTCTATCTGCTTCAGTATAGAAAATCTTAGATGATGAGTTGATTGTAAGAATGTCAGATACAGGCAAATATGTTACTGTGTCGCCATTGCTTGTCACAGTAACAGTAACACTATTCGTATCTACATTTACGTTTGGTAAAACAAAAGCTGTATTTGATGAAGTATAGAGGTATCGATGAGTTACGGGATACCCTTCAGTTAAATCAATATAACTTTGAAATCCATTCGTTGTATTTGCGACAACCGTATATGATTTTGGTGTAACAAATGTATATGACACACTATTAATGACAGATGTAAACTTAGTATTAATTGGAATAGAAATGCTACGAAATGTCGTATTTGCCGTGGCTGAAAACGAAATGAGAACATTTGCAGTTGCGCCTCGCGCCGAGACTGGAGTATATCCAACTAACTTAGCACGAGATACTACCGAATCATACATCTGGGCGCTATCAATAAATGATTCTGATGCTGCCATACTCGCGTAGTATGCGTTATAATATGTGTTGTATGCGAGCAAATCAAGAAGTGTACCAATCGCACTATCATTGAAGTCATAATCCGCAAAGTCTGGCTTTGCCGCAATAAATGTTCTAAGATTCTGCCGAATCTCGTCGAAGTTTAATCCAGTTACGCTTAGTGCTGTGTTAGCCGTCATCTGACTCTTTCCATGTTCAAGTTGAGTGTGATATTCTCAACGGTATTAATCGGACGAAATATAATACTAATGGTTAGTTCATTCCTGTCAGGATTCCCACCAAATCTTATATCTAATAGTTCAACACGAGGTTCGAAGTTTTCAAGCGCAGTTTTAATGCCATATTGAAGCGATTCCTCTGTAAACGCAGTATAATTCTCAAATAAATGACCACGAACAGACGAACCAAAGTTTGGACGATATGGTCGCTCATAGAAGTTGGTCAAAATCAGATTCTTCACCGCCTGCTTGACCGCATCTGAGTTCTTTTTGATAACAAGTTTGCCTGTTACTGGATGTGCCAGAAAGCGTAAGTCAAAGTCTCTATAGATAACGGCTTTGGTAACAGTAGCCATGAGTTCTCCTGGTTTATGCTATTTATACTTGACAACTCACGAAATTCTGATATAATAACAATGTTGTTTGTGCAGATACTATAGTAACTACGGTAGAGCAATGACAGACATTCTAGGAAACTTAAACTCTGGCATAGGAGGTATAGTGGGTATAGTTGGTGGATTAGGTAACATCGTAACCGCACTAATAGGTTTAATCTCAGGCATTGCTTTGAGAACTTCTTCACCATTGATTATCTTCATATTCGGTACGTCTTTACAGAAATCAAAGTCTGGTAGACTGAACTTACCGAATAATGCGCTCCAATCGACAGATGGAAACTGGCCCATCAAACCACGAAGCATACCAAAGAAGTCGCCAACGCCAGTCATAAGCGCACCGAACGCTGCCTTAAGGCTACTTTGCAAATCGAATTCCGGCAATTCAATACCAGCAAATAATCCCTTTAGCATCTTAGTCAAATCATTGAGTTTGCCTAATAGTGTGTCCTTGAGAGAACTAAGCATATCACCAAGTGCGCCAACTCCATCTAATAGTCCAGATAATAAACTTTTGATTCCGTCGAGTAATCCTTTGAATGCCTCTAGACCTAGATTCAGCCCGCAGGCCGCGCTCGACATAATGCTACCCAAAGCGGTCGCTCCAGGCAGCGCAGATGGTGATGGTAATGCTGGTGCTGGTAATGCTGGTAATGCCATTATGCTTCTCCTGCTACTGGTACATCTTCAGTGGATGTACCACTTGTTCTGACTGGGTCACCAGGCTTACTATAGTCAACACCACCATCGTGACGGGAATACGTATCGGCTCCGATATGTTCGTATTTATCGCCCTCATACCGGATAGCATATTTGCCGTTGTATTGATATTTGGCATATCCACCAGCAGACATATCAAAAGTTGTTCCGGTTGCCATTTTTAGATTGCTTAGTGCAGTGAAGTTCATCGTATCTACGCCAACATTCTTATACGTGCCAATCGTCATCGTGACAGCATTACCCATCGTGCTAAACGACGAATCATTGCCGGCAGACTGGGTTAGATTGACGCTAACACTTAGGGTATAGTTTTGGCCAACGTTGGTGAGGCTATCGCCATCCACCTTCAGCGTGTCATCTTGTGAGATATTGGCTACCCGAGAACTTGCGATTTCAGTATGGTCTGAGCCGTCAATCTTTGTATATCGTGAGCCGTGGATAGTTTGATGATGGTCGCCTGCGACTTCTTCAATCAAATCTCCGCCGACAAATAGCCGGGCATTACCATTGACTGTAATATTACAATCACCCTTGATGAGTACATTGTTGTTATTTACAATGATTTCATAACTGTTGCCGATGACTTTGGTAACTCTATCTCCGCTTGATTGGATTTCTCTATAAGTACCCGTGCGATGCCATTCGTGAATACGACCCCCACCACCAAGATCGTCAATAGTATCGTCTATTTCGAACGCATGGCCAGATTCAGTTTGATGTACGTGATTGAATGGATATACCGATGCGGCTCCTGCTCTGTATTCTGGCTCTGACCACGTTACCGCCGTATAGTCTTTCGAGTGTGCGACAGTATCAAGCTGATAGATGCTCGCCGTGGGAATATCAGTAACACGAGTGGCTGTCTTAGCGGTAGTTACGTAATCTTCCGTAAATCTATCATACGCAAGTCGCGGTGTGTCTGGATTACCAATCTCATCGTCTAGTGGATATATACCAAATGGATCATTAAAGCCAGCATTCTTATCCCTATTGATTAGATCGTGAGGAATACCAGCGATTGAACCTAAAATCATAGGTAATTGCGCATTTTTTCCATCTAGAAAGAAGCCAATGACAGTTGATCCCTCGATCAACCCCGTGGCAGACACTCCGATGCTGCTAAGACTTGCTGAGTTGATCGGTAACATCACCTGAGACCATGGTAATGAACTGGTGGGTACCTTACCTTTATCGTCGGTGTGCCACCCGTAGCATCTAACCCGAACGCGGCCAACCTTAAGTGGATCCATTCTATCTTCTACGACACCAAAGAACCAAACGAATCCGTCTAGTCCCATCCATTCTCCAGACTGTCGAACACTCATTATGTTATCCTACTTTGAT